GCTTCTGGCTGGGGTGTTCGATGCACACGTAATCCTAGTAGTTATTTAGGTAAGAAAAAGAAAAAGTAATGGCTTTATACAGATCTGTAAATAAAAAGCGTATGGGTGAGTTTAAACACTCAGATGCACCTGATGCTAAAGGTAAATTTAAGAGTTTATCAGCATCGGCATTAGCTTCTTGGATGATTAAGACTCGCAAAGGTAACTTATCTAAGATAATAAGCAGCTTAAACCAGCAAGTAGTGTTCAATAGGAAGAAAAATCCTAGTTACGCGGCTAAAATGCGCAAAACTATGGACATCGTAAGAAAAAGATTAGGCAAAAAAACATGAGTAAAGCGTTTAGAGGTGTTTTAAAAGCTCGTATATCAAAAATATACGGTGGTGACGTGACTATAGACAAGTGTAAAAAGCTAAAAGCACGCCCAGGAGCCACACCTAGAGACAAACAGCTATGTAATTGGTTTATAAACATGCAAAGTAACAGACCTTCACCAAATAAAAAGGCAGATCCTAAAGTTGGAACTGGTAAAAAGCCAAAAGGAAGCGGTAGAAGACTATATACTGATGAAAATCCTAAAGATACAGTAAGTATTAAGTTTGCTACAGTTGCTGACGCTAGAAAAACTATAGCTAAAGTAATGAATATAAACAAGCCTTACGCTCGTAAAGTACAAATATTGACCGTACTTGAGCAAAGAGCTAAGGTTATGGGTAAAATGGAACAAGCAAGACTTGCAAAAGCTGCTAAGAAAAAATTAAAAGCACAAAATGTACGTTCAAAAAAATAATCCGTTTAAAAAAGTAAAAGGTGGTGGTACTAGAAAAGTATGCTTACCTAAAGCTAAAGTAGCCAGCATGTCACCTGAAGAGCGTAGAAAAGTTGTTGCTGCTAAAAGATCTGCTGCTTCAAAAGGTAAGTACAAAAGATCTAGCAAGAGCTTTGTAAAAGGTGCACGTAAAAAAGGTGCTACGCTAAGAGATTGGTTTGAAAAAGAAAATTGGGTGCAAGTAGGTAATCCTAGTAAAAAATGCGGAGAAAAGTAATGTTTAAAGACTTCGACATATCTAAGTTTAAAAAGATGAAACCTCCTGGTGATAATTCTTTTGCGACGATGCAAGAGACAAAAGATCTCAAGAAAATACCTTTAAACAAAAAGTTTGTTAAAGACAACGACGATATAGAAGCGGTGTTCAAGCAAGTTGCTAAAAAGAGCGGTATTAAAGACTATGATCAAAGCATAGCTAAAAAGTTAATAAAGCATTCAGCACCGGTAATAATAGAATTGAAAAAGCATTTTAATAGACCTAGACCTAAAGTGTTAGCTAAAAAGTTAACAATCACTATGAAAGATTATGAAATGGACTCAATGAAGACTCCATCTTATCCTTCAGGTCACTCAACACAAGCGGTGTTGATAGGTAACGTGTTAGCAGACAAATATCCAAAAGCTTCTAAAGCTTTCAAGAAAGCAGCACAAAATATATCTTACAGTAGAAACGTAGCTAAGGCTCACTACAAGTCAGATAGCAAGATGGGTGAAAAGTTAGGAAAAGAAATGTATAACTATATAAAAAAGAATAATGGCATTTAAAATGAAAAACCCTTCAGTAATGAAGATGGCTAAAGAAGCTGGAGCGGCTATGAAGATGAAAGCTCCTATGAAAATGAAGAAAGAGTCTGGCATGAAGATGAAGAAGGAGTCAGGTATGAAAATGAAGAAAGAGTCAGGCATGAAGCTAATGGAGAAAACTCCTAAGAAACTAATGGAGAAAACTCCTAAGAAGATGAAGTCTCCTATGAAAAAAGACAAAGACAGATACGCTGGTGGAGTTATAGGTGGAAAGAAGAAAAAAGGAGAGATTGTTACTGATCAAAAAAATGTTGCTATGCGTAGAATAAACGCAATGGACATTACACCTGAGATGAAACAGCGAATGATCAAAGAGCTCAAGATAGAAAGCATGGGCCAGAGAAAAACTGGTAAGAAAAGACCTTAATAAGTAATAATTAACCATTAAATAAAACCAAAATGACGTATTTGTATTACAAACAAAACAGTACGTGGACCGGTAATCCACAAGTAAACGAAAAAACTAAAGAGCAGTGGAAACATCTTGCAGACAAAAAGAACTGGAGGATAACACAGCTGCCAAATGGTTTTTACCAAACAGAAGTTTCACACCCAATTAAAGAGGGTGACTGGACTGATGTTACCCGAAGAGAAACGCTAGAAGGTGCAGAGCAAGCTATTGATGGCTCTATAAAGCATTTCGCTAGTAGACTCGAGGCTACAAAAGGGCCTAAGGTTGTTAAGACTTTTGAAGAATAATATTATTTTAATTTAATTTACTACAATGGAATACAATCTCCCAAGCGAGATCGTTAAAGACTTAAACTTTGGCGATGAAGCTAAAACTCGTGTTATCGCTGGTGTAAACAAACTAGCATCAGCAGTAAAATCTACCCTAGGAGCATCTGGAAAATGTGTAATCTACGAAGACGCGCGTGGAAACCCTGTCATAACAAAAGACGGAGTTACTGTAGCTGAGTCTGTAGTGTTATTCGATCCAGTTGAAAACATTGGGGCAACACTTATCAAAGAAGCAGCTAGAAACACAGTTAAACAAGCAGGTGATGGAACTACCACGGCTACTGTTCTAGCGGAAGCGATACTTACACATGTCTATAGCTCTATGGACAAGGCTACAATTAGAGAAATAAAACAAGGTTTAGAGTCAGGAGTTGATAAAATTATCAATTACCTAGAGTCTATTAAAATCGATGTCAACGATAATATGCTAGATCACGTAGCATCTATATCATGTAACAACGATGTTGAGCTTGGTAGCATAATCTCTGAAGCGTATAAAACAGTAGGTAAAGACGGTGTTGTCTTAATGGAAGGGTCTGGTACAGATGAAACGTACGTAGAAACTGTAGATGGCGCTCAGTTTGACTGTGGCCTTACATCACCTCATTTTATTACTAACACAGATAAACAAAAAGCAGAGCTAGATAATCCTCTCGTGTTAATCTGCATGTCTGAAATACCTAACATACGCAAGATACAAACCGTACTTGAGTACGTAATCAAGCAAAACCGATCTTTACTTATTGTAGCACCAGTGTCACAGCAAGTGAAGTCGGCGCTGCTAATGAATAAAGTTAAAGGTAACATCAAGATAAACATTGTTGACTTACCAGGCTTTGGTCCTACTAAGAAAGACACTTGCGAAGATTTAGCAATATTAACAGGTGCTAAGCTATTTAACGAAGAGCTTGGTGATGACTTAGACGCTATATCTCCAGATGATCTTGGAGAAGCTGAATATGCTGAAACAGATAACAAGAACACTGTTGTTACATTAGAAGAAATGACAGACGGTATTGAAGAGCGTATAGACGCTGTATCTAAGTTAGTTTCAGAAGAAAAGAACGGATTTATAAAGAAGAAGCTAGAAGATCGATTAGCGATGCTCTCTGGATCTGTAGGTATTATTAAAGTAGGTGCTGGATCTAAAGTAGAACTCAAAGAGAAAAAAGATCGCGTTGAAGACGCTATATATGCAACTAAAGCGGCACTGAAAGAAGGCATTGTTCCTGGCGGTGGTGTAGCGCTATTAAACGCTTCTCAAAAAATTTCTACCGACAACGTCGGCGAGCAAATACTTCTCGATGCTATAAAATCTCCTTTTAACACTATATTAGCTAACGCTGGTATATCAGTAATGGAAGATACTGTTGATCACGAAGGTTATGGTAAAGATGCTATAACAGGAGATCGTATTGATATGGTTAAAGCTGGTATCATTGACCCTGTGCTTGTTACCAAGTCTGCTTTGAAAAATGCAGTAAGTGTAGTATCAACTATTATTTCTGCTGATTGTGTAATCTCAAACATACGTGTAAATGAAAGCAGTTAACCATTACGTTGTAATAGACAAGATAAAAGAAACTGAAAAGAAAGTAGGTGGACTTATAATGACAGAAGACACTAATAAAGATATTAGGTATTTCAAAGGAAGAGTAATATCTGCTGGTAATTTAGTAGAAGCTGTTAAAGAAGAAGATGTTGTGTGGTATGATCGCCATGCTGGTCACGGAATAGAATATGACAATAAGTTTTATTTCGTGATTAAAGCAAGTGATATTGTACTAGTAGATTAAACATAAACCACAAACAATAATCCTTATACATAAAATCTAATAAACAAAATTATTTATTAATCATTAAACTATTTAAAAATGAAAGAAGTTTATTTGTACTTTCGTACACAAGCCACACTAGGAGATGATGATGATTCAGCTCAATCGTGTATGTTTCCATTGTCTAATCTAATGGGTATGCACCCAACAGCTGATGACACTTTAGCTATTCACTTTCTACCGCAGATTAGAAACAATGGTGATGGTCAAGCTAATGACTTTACTAACAATGATAAAGTTATCGTAACGTTAAGCGCTGTTAACACGCACAAAGATGTTATTGCTGCTTTATCTAGATTGTTCGCTGGAGCTGCTAACGGTGGTATTCACGCTGATGGATTCATTGACGTTGTTGATGATAACGCTGGCACTCAAGCTGTAGCAGGTATCGCTGGTCTTAGCACAATTAGTATTGGCGCTGCATTCTCATAATAAATGAGACTAACATCTCACGATTTACGTGAATTACAAATCCTTAAGTATTACAGGCTCGTTAGAAAATGGGCCTGTAAGACTTACGGGTTAAAAGATGCTGACCTTGAACTACTAATATACTTAGATTGCAAAGGTCGGTTTACAAGAAATGAATTTATAGACGGAACTTACACATACTCTTGGGATAAAGAGAGATGGGAGCGTCTAAGAAAAGAAGGCTGGATAGAAGTTTGGAGACATAGAAATCGCACGACGATAAAATATAGCGTATATAAAACTTCATTTAAATGCAGCCAACTCATAAGCAGGATATATAGAATACTGCTAGCAGAAGAAGATCTGCCTACTTCAGACAGAAGTATATTCTATGATAATAAATCATATACTGATAAAGTTTATAATAAAGCTATTGATGATATGATAAAAGACAAAGATAGGTAATGGCATTTAAACTAGGTTCAAGTAAAGGTTTGCAAGCTTCTGGTGGAAACATCAAGAGTAAGTTTAAGTTTAAATCTGGAGAAGAAGCTGTACCTGGAACGCCTGTGTTTAGAAAAAAGCTAGATGAAAATATTTTAGCTGAAGCTAATATGGATGGATCTATTTACATAAGCAAAGACTTACAGCCAGATGATCCAATGTTAAAACAGGCTATTGCTCACGAGATGCAACACATAACAGCGATGAAAATAGGTAATGAAACCTATGATGATTCAGCTGTTTACTATCAAGGAGAAGTTTGGCCAAGAGGTCAAGGATATGTAACAGATCCTAACACTGGCAAAAAATATAAAGAAGGTGATAAATCGCTTCCATGGGAAGCAAACAAAATATAAGACTATGGCATTTAAAATGAGAGGTATGAAGTTTGGTAAAGAAGGTCCAGTTAAACCTAAAAGTGTAGTATCAGCAAAACCAAAAGCTCCTAAAGGAGATCCTACTTTTGAATATGGATACGAAGAGTCCGAAAAGATAATGAAGCTTAGAAGAAAAAAACTTATACCTGGAATAAAAAGAAGCTAATGTGGAGTTTGTTTAAAGATAAAAATGAGATTAACGAAAAGAACGTAGTAGGTTTTGCTTCGTTTGTAGTTATGGTATTATTTGCTATTGCAGATCTTGTAACTAGTTTTATATTTGTTGATGGCGAATTAGTTATCAACGAAGTTATATACAATTCGTTTGTATGGGTAACACTAGGATGTTTCGGTATAAGCTCTTTTGAAAAAGTAAAATCTAAATGAGTATATTAAACAAAATATTTTCCGCAGGAGCAGGTGATCTTATTAAGAACGTAGGAGGAGTTATTGATAACTTAACTACTTCTAAAGAAGAGAAGCTTGAAGCTGAAAGAAAAATAAAAGAATTAATCGCTAACTACGAGATCGAGATCGAAAAGAATATCACAGCTCGTTGGGAAGCAGATTTAAAGTCAGATTCATGGCTTAGCAAGAACGTACGTCCAATGACGCTTATATTCTTAATAGTATGCACGATGTTATTAATTTTTATTGATGCTGGTGCAATTAACTTTAATGTGAAGGACTCGTATGTAGATCTTCTTCAATTAGTATTAATAACAGTGATCGGGGCTTATTTTGGCGGACGCTCACTAGAAAAAGTAAAAAAATAAAATGGGACAAAATTCAACAGAAGTAGCTTATAGCTTTGGTCAGTTTGGATCTACTTACTTAACAGGAGATGGTGCTAAACTAGACCTAGATGGTACTTCAGCTAAGTATTATGTTAACGCTATAACTTTTACAGAAGATACTACTTTTCAAACTTTAGGTATTCTTGACGCTGGAGTTCAGTTAGGTATGGGTAAAACGCATTTCGTTTCTACAGAAGATACACAAACGCTAGACACTGATTGGGGTGCTGTAACAGATGCTGCAGATGACGATGGTAAAGTTGTTACTACATCACACACTTTTCCAAAAGGTGTAACGCTGTATGGTATGTATGACTTTGTAGAACTAAATAGTGGTGCTTGTATTTGCTATGTAGCTCCAAGACCAGATTATAGAAATAGAGCATAATGTTAGGCATAGGTAGTGGATTGATGCATGACTCTTTTTCTGGAGAGTTTACTATAGACGGCTTAGCTGGTTTAGTTGCTTGGTATAAATTTGACACGGGTCAGACTATAACAGGGAGTAATACCGTGTCTGCTTGGGATAATGCCGAAGGAACAGCTGGCTTAGATCTCGTTCAACCAACATCAGCTAAACAACCCGCTTATTCGAGTGGTAAAGTTACTTTTGATGAGACAGATGACTTCATGAGAACTGATACCATAGCTAACACGTTATTAACAGATAATTTCACTATACTCGCAGCTATAAAGACTCACGACACGTCCGTGAACAATCAAACGCTTTGGAGCGGTAGTTTAGATGGTAATGGTAAAAACTTTTTTAGATACGATCAAACAAATTGGAAGTTTAGACCTAGATCTGGTAGTGGAAGTCAAGCTAGTATAAATCACACTCTAACTAACAACGAGTTGTTTTTACTAACTATAGTTGGAACTCCTGATAGCGGAACGATAAATATAGCTATAAGAGATAACGGAAGCGCTATAGGTAACGCAAATTGCCCTGTTGCTACTAATTCTAACGTGTTTAACTTTGATAGAATAGGTGATCATAATGAAACAAGTCAACTTTGGGACGGTGAAATAAATGAGTTTGTTGTGTTTAATCAAACTTTAACAGGTGCAGACTTAACAAACGCTGAAGCTGACATAATGGATAGAAACGGTATATCATAATGTATTATAAAGGAACAAAATCACAGTGTCAAACTTTACTTGCTAAAATGGACACTAAATATGGTTATCCTAATTATCAGGATAAAACACAAACTACTAGTTATATACTAGAAGAAACTGGAGTTAGCTATTGTTTACTATATATAACAGATGATTATAGACAGTATTTAACTACAGACGAAAATAAAAAAACTATAAGCGCTTTGCCAGACGCTTTTATCTGGCAAGAATAATATTAATTTAATTAAATAAAATCATGGCAAAAAGAAAAACTCCAAAAGTGGATTTAAAACCACGTGCAGAAAAAATTACAGATCAACAACTAGACAGACTTCAAAAAGCAGCAAAAGGTGTGCAGACAATGCAGGGCGAAATTGGTGCTTTAGAAACTCGTAAACACTCGCTACTCCACATGGTTGCTACAATGCAGGATGTGCTAGAAGAGCTAAGAGTTGAGTTTCAAAAAGACTATGGAACTGATGAAGTAAACATTGCAGATGGAACAATTAAATATAATCAAGATGGAAACAACAAAGCTAATTCGTAAAATAACTGTAGGTAAAGATTATAAGATAGACGCAATGCATTACTCTGTAGGACAAGAAGTTTATGGAGGTCATACTATTTGTGATATTGTTGAAGAAGAAGATAAGTATTCTATTTATATTAGAAAAAACAAAGATGTTCTACCTTGGAAAGATTTCAATAAGAACATGGCAATATCTATAGAATATAATTTGCAGTATTAATGAAAAGTCCTTACAACTTTGTTATATCACCTATTGGACAAAGATATAATAACAAGCTAAGTGTTGAAGGCGGTGAGTTAATATTAAACACTGAAGTATTTAATCATGAGTATGTTAACCGTCAAGCTATTGTGCGTAGCTGTCCTATTATGGGTTCTACACCTATCAGACCAGGAGCAGAGGTAGTAGTTCATCACAATGTTTTTAGAAGATGGCACAATATCAAAGGTGTTGAGAAAAACTCTAAAGCTTGGTTTAGTGAAGATAAGTATATAGTTGGTGCTGATCAAATATTCTTATATAAAAACGAAAGTGAATGGAAAGCCATGAAAGGATTTACTTTTGTACAACCATTAAAATCAAGCGAAAGCATAGACACAGGTCAAGAAGAAGATCCTACTAAAGGAGTTGTTGTTTATGACGATGGAACTTACAGTAAAGGCGACATGATAAGCTTTACACCTTTTTCTAAATATGAGTTTGTTGTAGAGGGAAAACGTCTGTATAGAGTTATGAATAAATTTATTACAATTAAATATGAGTATAAAGGAAACGAAGAAACGTATAATCCTAGCTGGGCGTAAAGCTGTTGATGAGCTAATTAAGGTTGCTCAAGAACAGATCATAACTAATACAGAAGACGATGTATCTGCTGATAGATTAAAGAACGCTGCAGCTACTAAGAAGTTAGCTATATTTGATGCGTTTGAAATCCTCAACCGTATACAGGAAGAAGAAAATATTTTAGAAGGAAAAGCACAAGAAGAAAAGAAAGAACGAGTATTTAAAGGCTTCGCGGAAGGCAGATCGAAATAATGTACGAGCAGACTTTATATAAAATAGTTGAACCAGTTAAGAAGACTACCATAAGTCGACTTAACAAAAAACGTAAATGGGAATATGGATACAATAAAGAAAATGATATTGTCGTTATCTCTAAAAGTGGAAAAATTGGACAAATATTGGAGATACAAGGTTTGCGAATTGGGTTGCCGCCTGAACCGAAATCGGTGCACGTGTCAGACAAAAGAAAGTGGGAAAAGCTAGAGTATCCTAAAGAGCTAAATAAATTAAAAAACATATTTGACTGGAGAGAGTATCCTGAAGAGCAAAAAGACAAGTGGTACGACTTTATAGACGAAGAGTTTAAGCGAAGAGAAGAAGGTTTTTGGTTCATGAATGGCGAAGAGCCTACGTATATCACAGGTAGTCATTACATGTATTTACAATGGAGCAAGATAGACGTTGGTGCTCCAGACTTCAGAGACGCTAACAGGTTGTTCTTTATATTTTGGGAAGCGTGCAAAGCTGATAAGAGATGCTACGGTATGTGCTACTTAAAAAACAGACGTAGTGGTTTTTCTTTCATGAGTTCAGCTGAAACAGTTAATCAAGCTACTATATCTAGTGATTCTAGATATGGTATATTATCTAAAAGTGGTAGTGATGCTAAAAAAATGTTTACCGACAAAGTGGTACCAATATCTATTAACTATCCGTTCTTCTTCAAACCCATACAGGATGGTATGGACAGACCTAAGTCTGAGCTTGCTTATAGGGTTCCTGCAAGTAAGTTTACGCGTAGAAAAATTACGGCGAACGAAAAGCAAGAGGAGCTGGTTGGACTTGACACTACTATTGATTGGAAAAATACAGGTGACAACAG